GGCTTCCAAGCACATGATGTGCTATCCACTTGAAGGAGACGAAATGACCAGGACGCAGCTCGCCAATGTAATCCTTCGGTTCGGCCGTAATCGCGCGATTTGCGCGGCGACTGTGCCTGAACTTTTCCATAACACTGGGAAGGTTCTTAGCGTCGATGACTTGACGCGATATCCGAAGGGTTGGCTTACTGCACTACTGGCTAAGTGTTGCCTAATTGTGGAATCATTCGAAGAGGACTATGGCTCGGATACATCCGATGTCGAGGTTGTCGAAGAACTTATTGAGAGTGTGAGTTACACATTACCTCTCATATTCGATGACCAAGATGCGGGTGTCCCAGGGTCTGAGTTCGGGATTGAAACCCCGGATGAAGATGCCATCACGTCAGACGACTTGCCAACCCCAGACCAGCGGGCGCGTGCGAGTTTCGTCCTATTAGAATGAGGACCGGGCGGTTTTTAACAGATCCCTTGAGGGGATCGCTTGACGACGCTGACGGATCACGTATCGTTGCCCTGTGGGCCGCGAACGTCAAACAACACTCGATGCTCTGGGTGCTCTGATGCCGTCATACTCCAAAGATGTGTATATAAACGGGACTCATACCGACATGTACGGCAACAAAACGGTGACATACAGCCGTAGAGGCCTGCGTAGTCGGACAACAAACGTCCTGCCGTCTTACTGGTCGAAAAAGCGTAGGCACGAGTATTTAGCAACGTGTAACTATGTGGCGCGATCCCAAAGGTGGACCTATCCCGTCGGCTATATGGCTAACGTGAACAGGGCTACTGGAAGGGTTGAGTCTTCGCACCGTGGAGATCTTTACATCCCGATGGCGAGTTCTAGCGACTGGGGTGACATCCAGGCCGCTAGCTTCCCGTATGACCGAAAGTTGAAATTGCAGCAGACGCTCGACATGTTACTACTTGCCGATCTGAAGCAGCAGAAAATCAACCTAGGACAGGCCTTTGCAGAACGGAAACAGACTGTGCGTCTTATTGAAAGCACAGCACTCCGCCTGTATAAGGCAGCTCGGGCTGCAAGACGAGGTGATTTCTCAAGTGCACTGAAGGCCCTTGGCACAACTGTAGCTGGCGCTGGTGCCCCAAAAGGGTCCGGCAAACCGTACAGTGGCCGAGGCACAACAAATAGTGATGGTACCACGCCTTCCGCAAACAGGCCCAGAACACCTCGGGCCCCGCGTAGAGGTCGTGATATTAGCGCTAAAGATTCCTTCAGTAACTGGTGGCTAGAACAGGCTTATGGTTGGCGTCCTTTGCTAAATGATGTTTATGCAGCGATGGATGTCTTCTCGGAGCCCATAAAAGAGCCAGTTGGTACCGTCAAACGCGCTCTTAAAGGCGAATTTAAAGAGGCGGTAACCCAACAGAATGCCTTGTTCGTCAAGATGACAGACAAAGAAAGTAACTACGTCTGTCGTAAAAAGATTGACTACACGATGGCTACGAGTGACCTTGAGGTTTTCACGCGCACTTTTAGTCAGTTGGGATTAACAAACCCTCTTGACTTGGCGTGGGAGCTTCTGTATTTGTCGTTCGTGGTTGATTGGTTTCTACCGATCGGTAATTACCTCAAATCGTTGGATGCGACCGTTGGCCTACAGTTTCTAGGCGGTTGGTTCAATGAGAAAGAGGAATCGCGTAGTGTAAGAGCAACACGCGGTGCGGGCCCTGCAGCTGGATACTCTCTGTATTATAAGAGTGGAGCCGCTGATGACTCTTATGCCGACCTAAGCTTCAGTCGTGTTAAGGTCACTAGTTTCCCGTCCTCCGTGCTACCTTCATTCAGGGATCCTTTGGGTGTTCGAAACGCCCTTAGTGCTCTGTCTCTCCTAAACCAGTTCTTCAAGAAAGGGTAAGCCAAATGGCTGCCATTGCGAACGTTGTAATCAACGACGGGCAAGGAACACCCGTTGCTCACACCTTCAGTCCGGCTGCGATCAAAGGCGATATCGCTACGTGGTTCGACCGCTCTGGCGGGATCGCGGTGGGATACCCGATGCTTTCGGTATCTCTCCGTGCTCCTCTTGCCAAGGGTGCTCGTGTCTACAAGGCGACCGTCAAGATCTTGTCTCCGACACTGGAGGTAACTAGCCCCTCCACTGGGTCTGGTATCCAACCTGCTCCCACGAAAGGTTATGATTGCACGTTTATTGGGGATTTCTTGCTCCCCGAACGTAGCACCAAGCCGAACCGTGCGGATATCCTTGCGTACGCCAAGAATGCTCTGGCGCATGCAACGATTAAGACGCTGGTTGAGGACCTCGAAAACGTTTACTGACGATGTTGTCAGGCGACAATGAAAAGGTTCTTGACTGGTTTGTTCGCGTTGTTGAGTTGGTTTTTACGGCTCTGCTCGCGTACTTCAGTTGAACAGGTTGCGCCCGTGCCACGGCTTGTAAAGCCTAAAGCACGGAAACCAGCTGCACGCAAACGCGTGTAGTTTCTCCTTAATTAAGTTGAGGACCCTATGTCTTCTAAGAAACATAGACAAGTGGACGATGTTGCCATCACAGATGGCTGCATTCTTCGTATCCTCGAGGGGATTGATACGCCTCGAAGTCTGGCCGTCTGGCTGCTCTACAAGTATAACGAGCATAACCAGTTGGTCAGTATTGACACTCGTACTGATTGTGAGCCAGTGTTAGGCTTACGTAACATCAATCAGTGTCAACGGGACTATGTTGCGACCGAGTTACTCTCTAAGGCAGACTTCCTCCGTACTGGTATTAATTTGGAGGAGGTCGCCATTGGGAAATTCCAAGCGGCAGAAACTTCCTGTCGAGAGGCAAATCGTCGGCTGAACCAGCTGGACAGCGAGGTGGACCCTAAAAACTTCCACCTCTTGGACGTAATTACGCGTGCCAAGATAAAAATCGCTAACCTACTGGGTGAGTTCGACCCTCAAGAGTTCATCGAGAGTGTGAACTGGGGCCCGGGCGCTACTGTGCAATTATCGCGCAAACAACGCCTGGCGTACGATAAATTCCGGCTAGAAGCCGGTATGAGTCCAAACTGTCTGGAGTTTTGGAGCGAACCACTGTGGCGAAGTGCATTTCCACGGTGGACTCCAGAACGGCAACCCCAGATGGCCTCACTTCTGACGGTACCCAAAAACAGCAAAACCGATCGATGCATCATTAACGAACCTGGCATCAACACGTTTCTACAGTTGGGGTTAGGCAAGATGGTGCGTCGGCGGCTCGCTAAGATAGGGATCCGATTACGCTCACAGGCTGAGCTTCACCAAAGCATGATAGCCGGCATTTCAAAGACCGGCGAAATCGCTACGGTGGATTTTCAAGCCGCTTCCGACACTGTATGCACGGCACTTGTCAGGGAACTACTTCCTGACAGATGGTACGCCGTGTTTGCAGCCCACCGGAGTGGACGTATAAGCCTGCCTGATGGTTCAGTCGTCCAGCTCGAGAAGTTTTCGAGTATGGGTAACGGTTACACATTTGAGTTGGAGACCCTGATCTTCTGGGCTCTGGCTCGCGCCATCTGCGACCGGGATGAATTTGTTTCGGTCTATGGTGACGATGTGCTACTTCCATCAACCAGGCTTGAGTCGTACCGCGAGTTGTGCGCTTATGTTGGTCTGACCCTGAACGCCCGGAAAAGCTTTAATACTGGGTATTTTAGGGAAAGCTGTGGCGCGCATTCTTTTAACGGGTACGATGCAAAGCCCTTTTACCTGCGCAGCAGGATAAGGACTATCCTTGACATCTTTAAAACAGCTAACGGGCTTAGGCGTCTCGCTAATCGCATGCATTCTTATTTTGCTTGTGATCGGCGGTACGCTGCGGCTTGGGGCTACCTTACTGGTGCCACAATTGGGCGTAAGTTCCGCGTCCGTTGGGAACATTTCTACATCCCCGACGGGTACGGTGACTTTGGGTTGTGCGTTGATTTCGACGCCGCAGCCCCTTACGTCCGAGTAGACAAGCGCTATCAGAGAGGGTTTCGTGTTTCACTCCTCCTGCCACGCTTTGTCGGGACTCGCGAAGTCGACGACTACCCACTTCTCCTTACTCATTTATTCGAGCTGGAGCGGTCTGAGGTGCCTCGCGGCATCTTAGATATAAAGGACCGTGTTGGTCCTTGGGCAGTCGAACAAGAACTTAGCGATGTTGCAATGCTAGAAACGCCGGCTGCTGGTAACTTGCTGGTCGATCTAGCATCTCCCATACACTTACGTCGCAAGACTACAGTGTATGTTCCGTCATGGAGTAACCTAGGTCCTTGGATCTAATCAATCCTTTTCACTAGGTCCCAATTTGGGTGGATAGGCTTTGAGCCTTTAAATTAGGAG